AGCTATGAGCCTACAGGCAAAGCAAAAGGAATTATCACCAGTGCTGCCAATATTGAGGCAAAAAAGAAGGAGATCGCTGAATTGAGGAAAGCAGAAGATGAAGCCTTAAAACTGATAAAAGATAGCCGGAAACGCCAAACGGAAGAGATCGAACTCCAGTATTCCCGCCAGATAGAGGACCTTAAAAAGCGTATTAAAACGGAGGAAGATTTGACACCTAAAGCAAAAGAGGCCATCAATAAGCAAATCACTTCATTAGAAGCACAAAAACAACAGGCACTAAAGAAGTTATCCGATGAAGAATTGCAGAAGGAAATTACCAACCGCCAGAAACTTATAGAAATACAGCTTGAATATATCAAGAAAGGAAGCGAGCAGGAATATCAACTGAAGATGCAGCAATTAATTGCGCAACGGGATTTAGACCTTTCTAATACCGAGCTTACTGAACAGATGAAATTTGCCATCCGTGAAAAATATAATAAGAAAATAGACGATCTTGTAAGGCAACATGATGCGGACTTACTGGAAAAGCAACAGGATGCAATGAAACTTCGCTATGAAACCGAGATTGCAAAAGTGTATAATGATGAAGCGGAAGTTTATCGTATCAGGCTAAAGCAAAGAAAGGAGGAATTAGACAATATTCAGCAAATGGAAGGGGAAAGTATAGAAGCTTTCAATCTTCGTAAGCTGGAGCTTAAAAATGCTTATCTTGACGCAGAAAAAGAACTTGCTGATAAAGAAGTAGAAATCGAAACACAGAAAGCGGAAGCTATCGGGAGTCTTATTGGTGGAATTTCTTCTTTATTGGAGTTGGCTGGAGAAACTAATGAAGAAATGGCAAGGGCTGCAAAACTATTAGCGATTGCAGAAGTTGCCATAGCGCAGGGAGTAGCTATTGCAAATGCTGTTAAAACGGCTACCAGTTCAAGTGCAACATGGATAGATATGCTTGCGGCCATTGGAACTGTCGTTGGTGCTGTTACTGCTATGATGGGAACTGCTATGAAGTCGATTAAATCCGCCAAGTTTGCCACTGGTGGTTTAGTTACCGGACCGGGAACTGGAACGAGTGATAGCATACCGGCACAACTAAGTAATGGCGAATCGGTAATGACAGCGAGAGCTACAGAATTGTTTGCTCCGATCCTTTCCTCATTTAACCAAATGGGTGGAGGAGTGCCGATAAACATCACCGCATCAAGTAATCAGACCATGGGAGAGGATATGCTTGCTAGAGCAGTTGCAAAAGGAGTCCAGATGATGCCTAATCCGGTGGTTTCCGTTACCGAGATAAACACAGTTGGAAAACGAGTTGAAGTACTTGAAAATCTGGAAAGCTTATAATATATTAATCAAAAACTATTGAAGATATGGCAAAGTTTAATGAAGAGACAATTCAAAAGTGCGTTAACTGGATATGTGAAAACGGACTTATAGATTATGGTGGTGCAAAGCTTATTGATTTTTGTAATGTAATGGGAATCGGAAAGAGTACCTATTACAGGTGGATGGAAAATGAAACTTTTGAAACTGCTATAAAAAAAGCGAAAGAAGATTTTAAAAACGGGTTAGAACGCAATGTAGTTTCTTCCCTTGCAAGGTCTGCCATCGGGTATGAATACGAACAAGTTTCTTCCGAATATTATATGGAAGGCAAGAAAAAGAAGTTGAAAAAGGAAGTAAGAAAAAATGTCCGTGTTGAGCCTAATGTAGGAGCCGGAATATTCCTTCTCACAAACCTTGCTCCTGACAGGTGGAAGAACAAACAGAACACCGAGCATTCCGGAGAAGTTTCTACCGGATTAACTGTTGTAGTTAAGAATCAAGAAGAAGCGGATTTAATTAAACAATTAAAAGAACATTAGTTATGTCTGCACCTAAAGGAAATCAATTTTGGAAGTTGAGGAACAGGCATGGGAGAAGCAAGCGTTTTGCTTCTCCTGAACAGTTGTGGGAAGCAGCCTGTAAGTATTTTGACCATTGCGACAGGACTCCCTGGAAAGCAATCAAAAATAAAACGAAAGGAGAAATAAAGGAAAAGGAAGAAAGCCCTACACAACGTCCTTACTCTCTGACCGGATTAATGGCTTATTTAGATGTTAGTTCATCATATTGGCGGAAATTTAAAGAGGGTGCAAATGAAGATTTTTTCACGGTCATTACACGCATAGAGAATATTATCAGGACACAGCAATTAGAAGGTGCTATTGTTGGAGCGTTTAATCCCAATATAGTTTCCCGAATTATAGGTCTTTCTGATAAACAAAAGGTAACTCATACCATCAACAGTAAAGAGTTTAAAGGCTTTGATTTCTTACCTTATACCCCAAAAGCAGATGAAAGTATATGAGGTTTTAGCATCAAGCCGCTTTCTACTCGCTACAATGAACAGAAACGGAGTGAGCGCAGATGATATAATGTATCTTGATATGTTCTATGAGTATAGGGATATGCT